CTTAATTGTACCTGAATAGCCATTTATACGCTCCCATAATCGGTAGTTGTAACAGTTGCATTAGCAACACTTCCATAATCATTCGTAGCAGTAAGTGCGCCTGAGTTTAAACTTGATGCAACTAAATTAACATTTGCTATATTAGTGGCTACACTTCCTATGTCTGTCGCATCATTAGCAACTGTTGTAACATTTGCACTTATTGAAGCAACAGATGTAACATTACTAGCAATACCAGCAACCGTATTTACATTTGAAATTGCTCCGGCCACCGTTCCAATGTCTGAACCATCAGCTGCAACAGTATTAATATTAGAAGCATTTCCAGCAACCGAAGTAACATTTGTTGATATACCAGCAACCGTAGTAACATTTGCTTTTATTGCAGCCAGGCCAGATATCGCATCAGTTGCAACCGTTCCATCTTCTATATCTGCTAATGCCGCAATATCAGCTGTGATTGATGCAATACTTGATACATCCGCTATCGTTGGCCCAGCCTCTGGAGCGCCTGACGTTGCGTTGAAAGCTAACACCGTTCCTTTGCGATTATCCTTTGTCGGCATTTCTAAACTTACAGACTCATCGCCAGCATTAACTATGATTGCCCGACCAACTTTCTCATCAAGCTGTTGAGCCATAATAACTAAGCTATCGAGCTGTTCATTTAAACTTGAAGCAAGCAAATCACCAGCTGTTACAAAATCAGTTGTACGCTCTAAACTTCTTCCACCAATAATTGTTAATATATCCGATGCCACAAGTGCATTAACTAGAGTAACCGATCCGGTTCCGGTTGCGCTTGTACTTACATTGTAATCACTAGTAATTGTTAGCGTTGTCGTATTCTTGATAACAACAAGATCACTGTTAGCTAAAATATTGAAACTAAATGAAAATGGACCAGTGCCAGTGTTTCCAGTAAACTGAATACGCCTTGCTACGTTGCTAATTGGAATATCGGCCATCTATATAATCCCTCGATTTGTTTGTCTTATACCATATATTGTTTTAATTGCCAAATAATCTGTTGACATTTGCCTCAGTTAGATCCGGTCTACGATCCGGTATCGTTTTCCCTTTTTGCCACCAGAAATCTTGTCCGTACTCTCTTTGATACCTCTTTTGAATACGCCTCATTTTTGTCCTGGCTTCCGGATCAGCCCATAATTTAGCCTGGTCAAATATTAATCTCTCAAGCCCTAACCGCATATACCAGATACTTGCACCAGGCGTATATCGCTGAGCAAAAGAAATTAACTCACTTGCTGCTTTTGTATCCTCGCCCTGGATAGCTTCGAAAATGTTACCTACTGTTAACTTTCTAACGTCATCAGCAAAACCTACTACTGGCCCTGCTATAGTTGCCCCTAAACCTCGATCAAATCTATTGAGATCTGCAAATAGAAAATCTCCATAAATACCTAGACCACCACCTTGTAAAAATGCAGCACCCCAAAACTCTCCAGTATCCATTGACCTGGGATCTCTACCCTTTGACATTTCTTTCAGCTGAAGAGCCAAAGCTCCCATCAAGGTAGTGCTTATAATTAAGTTTGTAAAAGCTTTACCTTTTCCCATAGCGCCAGGCGTAGCAGCCGATCTAAGAATATGAGTATTAACCAGGGTAACACCAAAGTTTTTATACATTGCGAACGATCGAACAAGTTCACCGCCAATAGTGCCAGGAGGTAAATCACCAGTTAAAGCAGCTCGACCTCTTATAGATGTAGAAGGAACAGCAAAGTTTGTTTCTGTTTCTACCATCGCCATAAGATTAGTAGCTAATTCCCTGGCAAGCTTTGGATCTATATCATCTCTAAACTCGATATCTTCAGCTCTTAGAAACTTTGCACCTTTATGATCGTACAGCTCTGTCGATCGCATGATATCCCATTTCTCAGATCCTATACCGTATCTTTCCAAAGATTGTTTTAATCTAGGATCTATATCATCAATCGTTTTTCCTACATTGTCAGCTAGTGTTCCCAGGAGTTCCATGCCAAATGACCATCTTCCGGCTTGCGTCATTGGAGACAACAAAGAAGCTCTCATTACAAAATCAGCTACTCTCCTGGTAACTTCTGGCCCTGATATATCTCCAGTGTACCTCATTTGCGCTGAAGCTATCGAGGACCAACCTTCGGCAGTTAATCCCAGGCGTATCGCTAACCTTCCCTTTTCTTCGGCTTTTAATGGAGACAAGGCTTTTAAATATGCTCTGAGTGTATTCGTTTGTGGCAAACCATTCATTGCCCTGGCAATACGTTGAAAGTTTACGTCAGTAATTGCTGAGATCGATGCAGCCCCTAGCTGAGCTGATTGTAGTAACTGCCTGGTTCCTGCAAAGGCTGTTGCAACAAACCCATGAACTGGTGTGTTATGCGTTCCTCGAAGAATGTTATAAAGCTCGTCTACTTTTTTTCCGGCTACTCTTGCACGATCTACAGCTTTGGGATCATCTGCACCTTCTTTAAGCAACGTGTCTTTTATAAAGTTTTTGGTTGCCATAGGATTAGGCCCAAGACGCTCCATAAATGAAATATCCCTGGACATATTACTGATATGACCAATCATAACGTCAAATGGATTGCTGTTGCCAAACTCATCATTATATTTCATCCACGCATCTGCATCTTTAAATACCAAGAATCGATGCTCTGCGTGTTGATTAGCCATTGCCTTTTGCCCAGACGGTCTACCGCTTGGTTTTATTTTGCTCATCCCATCTGTGCTTATTGTTTCGTAAACATCTCTCAATGCTACTTCTAACTTTTGCGGAGAAAACGTCAGACCTGTTTGCTGATCAACCATTTTTTCCAGGTTAAGCATTGGTGTGATTTTATCTCTCCAGGCTTCATATCCTGCCTGACGCACTTTTAAAGAATGATGCTGTTGCGGTAATCCCCAATCAGATCTTTTAGGAATAGCACCTCCGGCAGCATTAAACCTTTTACGCAAATACTCAGCTGCCTCTTGCCATCCCTGGGCAAGTTCCCTGGCTGAAGCATCTCTTGTACTTCCAGGAACAAATGTTTCTCTTATCATGTTTTCGAGCTTGGCTTTGTTTCTTACTCGACCAGTGAGATCTCTTCTAAAAGTTGCCAGGACTTTATCCATTTTCCTGGTCGCACTTCTTTCAATAGCTTTTTCTAATTGTGCTATGCTAAGAAACCTAGATCCTTCGTCCTGTTCAAATAATGCCAGGGCAGCTTTATCTTTTCTTGGTTGCTTAGTTCCAGCTGTTCTATAGTTTTCTAAATCTAATGTTATTCTTTTCCAGGTTTGTGCCTGGAGCATCATTCTACGTTTGCGCTCCATTACCTGTTTTTTCATTACGTTAGCTGCATCAATACTCGCCCTCGATGTAGCAGGGCCAGGGCCAAGTTGCCTGTTGTACTGCTCAAACAATTCATCAAAAAGATTTAAAACTTCATCAGCTTTTTCCTGGCTAATCTCTCCGGCTGTTACTCCATCGCTTATACATTTCTTAAACGTCATATTGAGCAAACCCCTAGTCTATTAATTAAAGCATCTTCTGCATCGAGTTCGGCCTTAACATCTCGTAAAGTTCTTGTCTGAGTAACTATGTTCTCACCTTCAACCCTAAGATCAACAGGAATCTCCAGGTCAAGCTCAGATTCTTCTACCCCGAACTCAATTCTTTCACTATCGCTTTTTGAGCGTCTGAGAGTTCCAGGTCCTGTTCTTCCACCCGAAGGAATATCAAACCTGGATCCTTTGAGGGGATTGTCTCCTGAGATTTCTGAGACTGTTTTGGGATCTTTGAATCCACCGTTGTTGTCGATTTTGGCGTAGCCATCGGCTGCGTTCTCCTCTCTTAATACTCTAAATGTTTCGGCTGGCTTTGTGCCAACAGAATCTAAATATGATAATGGTACAAATCTGCCAGTTTCAACAAAACGACTAAGCATCCTGTTAACGGCATTTTCTGGGGTAACATCCATTGATAGTAATCGGACCTTATACCCCTTCTCCTTATATAGTGATACCGCTTTACGAATACTAGATGTGCTATGACCAACTTTTGGCAATGTGATATTTGTGCCACGACTTATCATTATATCTTGTAACATTTTAGATAAGCTAGAGCTTTCCTCATGTACTGCACCAGTTCCTTTACCACCCTCAAACTCTGGCAATGTTTTTTTAATTTCATCACTGTCTAGTATTGCAGATCTATTAGATATAGCTATTTCATTTGCAATAGTGCTTTTTCCGGCAGCTGTTGGGCCTAAGACAATAGTAACTTCTTTGTTCCTGGATATTGTTCCTGGTTCTAAGCCAAGCTCTTTATATGCCAAAGTTTCAGCTTGCTCTTCAAGTTTGACCATAGCTGATTTAGTTCCAACAACTTCTTCACCGTCAATTTTATAAACTCTGCTTTGATGCCAATCTGTTGAATTATAATTAGATGCGGTTATTGTTTCTGGACGCGACTCCATTTCTCGGAGCGCATTTGTAACTGCCGGATGATTATTAATTTGTTCTCTTGTCGGATTAGTACCAAGTAAAAATTTTAAATTAGCTAGTGAGTTAGGCTCTTGTGCTTCATCCACTTCTCTAAAAGTATTAGTTACTAATTGATCTGTTTGATCTTCAGCTGCTTTACCAGATGGCTCATCGAAGCCCTCTAAGCCTGGCTCATCTTCAATCGCGTCCTGGCGGCTTTTCGGCGCATCATCGAAAGTGCGTCTAACATCGCCAACTTCTGCCCGATCAAAATCGCCTCGCTCAATTCCTCTTCTGACAGACTCGGCAAATCCTCTTGCTGCGTTTGCATAGTTGTTTGTTTCCCTGGCTGTTCTTGCTGCCGCTGAGAGTTCATCGCTAAGCTCTCCTTTTCTCGTTGCAAGCGCCTGGAGGAACGTGATCGCTTTGCCATTTTGATTTGCCCTTTCTTGGTTTCTAGTTTTCTCTAGTTTGTTTCCTTCGGCTTCAATGCGATCTGCATTTCTGCTTAGATTCTCAAATGCTGTTTTATCTTCTCTAAGTATCTTATACGTTCTATCTAATACCCTGGCACGTTCCAGGAATAAACTTTCGGCAAGCACCTCATCACCAAATAAACCAGTTTGTACTTCATTAACTAAATCTTGTTCATTGACCTGGCGAACAATAGTTTCTGCCTGGAAAGCATTTGCAACATCAGACCTTGCTAAAACCTGGATGGCTGCTTGTTGCTTGTCAGGATCCTCGATCAATCTTCCAACTATAGCACCATAGTTTGAAGGTATGACGCCATTAACAATAGATCCAAAAGCATCCTCGCTTAATTTTTCGAGATCTCTTGCTTGTCTTACTAACACTGATCGCGGAGGTAGCTCAGATAATCTACCAGGTTCAACTCTAAGTATTTTTGCTGCATCGATAGCTGTGCCTGTTCCCTGGGCAATGTTTGCTGTAGCTGCTATCACTCGCGCTTTTTCTGAGCTTATGTCATCAACTTCACGCAACTTATAGCCAACCAGGTTAATCTCCTGGCTAGGATCTTGGTCCATTATTCTCTTGGCTAATCCAGCTCTTTGGTGTCCATCTGCAACGAATATCTTGCCATCAACATCTTCCCAAAAGATAACTGTTCCGGCTTTTACATCATCCCATTCTGTAACGCCTTGCAGTCTTTCGGTAACACCGTACTCATCGCCACCCTCTTTAAACTGAAATCTCTTTGCATCGATCAAAGCATCTCTGGCAGGAACGGAAAACATAACACCATTTAAATTGTCAGTGGAAGAAGCAATTATCTCTGGCGTTGGTTGTATTGTGGTTTCGTCAGATATAGCAGGAGCTTTATTATTAAAGACAGCTGCATCCGCTTCTGTTGTTCGATTATTATGTTCTGCCTGAGATCTGGCAAATTGACTATCTACAAACGGATTATCGGCCTCAAACTCTTCAGCTTCCTTGGCTGCTTTTTCTAAGAATTGACTGTCCTTATTTGCCCTTCCTGCTTTTGCTAAGACATTAAAACCGCCTTTAGCAGTATCAACAGTTACTCTAAACCCAACAGGCAATGCTGCACTACCAACTGCCGCAAATCCTACGTTTCTAATAAAATCATTCCAGGTATAATCATAACCTTGTTTTTCATACCATTGTTTAACGGATGCTTCACTCATAGCCGTAACTCCGGCTCCTAATGATGCCTCGAAAAAAGCTAACTTCATTAAACCTTTTGAACTTAATCCTAATGGTAACGTGCCTATGATAGTAGGATCCTCAACAATTCCCACGACTTGACCTAAGAATTGACCAATCTGTCCACTAGTTCCTACAGCCCTGGACGATATCTCATCATTGTATTCTTTTGCTGCTTTTGCTCTTTCCGATGCTAAATCCTCAAGACTTTCAAGAGTAATATCTTTTAGGTGATCCGGTATTATTTCTTGGTTTTGATTTAAAAATCCAAGAATTTGTGTTGCCCTCCATTCATAATCAGATCTAGCTTTTCCTGGTGTAGCAGTTGTTGAAAAGAAACCTCTGTTAATATAAGAGCCTGGATCTACGAATGTTTCGTTAGGGAATAGCTCACTTACTTCCTCTACAATAGGATCCCATAAATCTTGCAGTATTCTGTCTCTACTTTGAGATTGATCTAAATACTGTGATTTCTTTCTAGCAGCATTATAATTTTCTTCGAACCTGGTAATTGGTTTTGATAACCCTTGCAGATCTCTTAATGTTAATTTGTTGGGTTTATCAAACTGTATCATTGTTTAGTTTTCAGCCATTCTGTGTAAACTTTTTTACCGCCATCAACTACAAAATTTACATAGTCTTCAAAAAGGTTTCCTTCTGCATCATCTGGAATTGAGGAAAATAGTCTGTCAAGGCTTTCCTCATCAATCTTTCCAGCATCTATTCCACCCTCGATTTGTTTGACAAGTTTCTCTGTTTGTTTTTCGTTAAGGCTTGAAGCAGACTCAAAAGCAAACCTCTGTTCTTGCCCTGATCTATTTTCTACTGCCGGATCTTGCGTTGTTGAAAAAGGTGTTTCATCAGCTTCTTCGGTATAAACATCAGAAAGGTTTATAGTTCCTACTACTTGGTCTTTAACTTGTGGGCCTGATATTTCAGGAATAGGCTGCAAGAAATCCATTGGATCAAATAATATAGTTGCTCCATCAACATCTAAAACAGGAACATCATCGCCAAATCTATCAACATCTTCTACATTTGAAATGTAATATTGATTGCCCCCTGCAAAAATTAACTTATAGGTTTCTTCTTCTTTAATTTTTCCTGGATAAGCAGGATCTATTTTCTGACCTGTGATAGCTTCTATTGCCGCAGGATTTAAATTTGCAATAACTTTTTCCATATCGGCAGCTGTCATATTCGGAGGAATAAACGTCATCTTTTCTCTTATTGGCTGCATACCTCCATAGGTAACCTCACCTGTGTCAGTCATTACAATACGCTGACCGGAAGCTAACTGTAAGGCTTGCGTATAAAGCTCTACAGATTCATCCATGTTATCTTTCCAATCGCCCAAACCTTGTTGAGCAGCAAGCTCTGTATATATAGCTTTGGCCACATCCTTAACCGCAGATTGTTGTATTGGAGCATTAAACATATGTTTGCCAACAACATCCAAAAATACTTGATCAGTGTTTGAGCTTATAAATCCTGGAGGTGTCAAATCATTCTTTAATCGATCCATACCATTTACTGCCAGGGTTGCAGCTTGTGTAGATCCTATCGTTACAAGGCCACCGACTAACGCATCACTTTTATTATATTCTGATAATTGCGTAAGAACCTCACCACTACTTTCGCCAATAGTTGAAAGCATACCTAATATGTCAAGCTTAACAGCACCTTCAGATTTTTCTAAAACTAAACCTAACTGATCAATTTCATCTTTAAAAAAGACAGGGGGATTTACTAAGCCATATTCTCTTGCAACAACTGTCGCTTGTTTTAATCTTTCTGTAAGAGCGCCCTGGTCAATTTGTAATCTGCTATCCTCACCAACGCCAATGATTTCATTTCTTTTGATTAGCCCTACTTTAGCTGCATAACCCATAGGATTATTCTTAATTTCTGTTCTCATGTTAGTAAGAAAACTTTGAGCTTGCTTTACCCTGGTAACTTCCTCTGATGTATCTAACGCACCATCAAAACCATTTGTTTCGATGTTTGTTACATATGCCTCTAACTCAGCTAATGATTTAGTTCTTAACTCCCCAAAGAAATTACTTGTGTCTTGCAATCCTCTTGCAGCTGTGGACGATGCACCTCCATCATAATTAATTACATTAGATGAGTCCGATAATAAATCAGCAAGTTCTTTTTGATCAATCTGACCACCGTTTTCTAAAACATCTTCCAGATCTTCTACTTTGTTAATTATAAACGTAGATTGAGCCTCAACTGCCCTTTTGTTTCTATTGTACTCTGGAGATAACAAGCCATTTATAAAACGTAGGCTCGTTTCAAAATCCATACCTGGTAAAGTTGTTTCTCCAGATTTTATATCGTTTATAAATTCTTCCTGTTGACTAAGATCTTTTTGATAAAAATCAAACAATATATTATTTTTTAAAGCCTCTTCTCTTACAGTTTCCGACCAAGTTATTAAATTCTCTGGCCTTACACCTAGAGCTTCTAATTCTTCAGCACCTAGCTTTATATCGTTTTCTAGCTCTTCCGGATCAAATCCTGGAACAATAGCATTACCGATTATAGTTTCTGCTTTATTTGCAGATGCTATATTTTGTCTATCTTTTAAAGTTCTTAATGTTTCTTTAGACCAAAAATCAGAATATCTTAGTCCTGCTTTTTCTGTTTTGCCCTGGAGATTTGTTCTTAATAATGCAGCTGATACCGGATCAATATCTGATAGCGCTGCCGGAAATCCATCTGAAACACTTTTTAATTGTGACTGTACTGCACTAAATGGAGTTTTATTGTTTTGACCCTCTGTTAGAATTTTTGCAATTTCTAGCTCTGCTTCAGTTTGTATTTCTGCAATAGCTATTTTATTTGCAGCTTCATAAGCAGTTTCTTCCTCAAGACCTCTTGGGCCACCCTGGGCTTGCATTGCCTCGAGTATTGGCTGCGCTCCCTCTGTTCTTACTCTTTCGATACCAGACCTTACAGATTCTTTCTGTGCAGTCTTAAAAAGAAAATCACCCATCTGATCAAATGTCTGTGATATGGTTTGACCAACAGCGGCCTCTCCACGAAGTCCGGCAAAGTCTACACTTCTAGGAATGTTAGCTTGCAATCCAGCGCTTGTTAATCTTGGTAATCTAGCCATTATAAAGTTCCATATCTATAAGCAGCTCCGGTGAGTGTTCCAATCGCTGAAATGGTTGCAGATCTTCGGGCAGCACTTCCAGCTTGTCTATACTGATCAGCCTGATTAATAGCATATTCTTTTGCAAGTATAGCGTTATCTCGCGCTGTAGAATAATCCCTTGAGGCCGTTGCCATATTAGCATTAAATATTGCACTAATGTTTCCAGAGCCAGTTGAACCAGATCTACTTATTAAAGTAGCTAAGTTTTCATTTAGCCTGGTCAGAACATCAGCGCCTTGCTGTTTATACCTGACTGCTTCCGCATCGCCCTGGAGTAATGTCTGAGAAGCTTTAGCGTCATACATTTTTTGCTCAGCGCGGCCAGCCTTTATCTTTCCAACCGCTGAAACGGCTGATCCTATCATCATCGCTGGAGCTGCAAAACTAGCCATATCTAACTTCCTACACTTAATTTATATTCCAGGCCTAATACAGTCATAGGTAATGGAACATTCTGAGTTAATGTTATTTGTCCGGTAGCACTATACCCTAAGATACCATGCGCTGTTTTTAATCCGGTAAATGCCTGGATAGGTGTATCGAGAACACTCACACCAAAATTTCTAAACGATATTTGTTTACCGTTGATTACAAGATCTTTTGTTTCATTGAGTAGAGCATCGACCTGGACAATACGTTTCTTAACACCTTGCACCGATCCAGAACTTAGCACTGGCTCAGTCGGCATTGTCTTTGCCTGGACTGTATATTCTAATCCTACTTGAAAAGTAGATGATGCTGCTTTAGCAAACGTAATTGTAAACGGAGAGGCCGGAACCGTCTGAGTTGGCTCTACAACACCATCACGAACAATTTCGACAGTTGACCCTTGAAGATGGTCCATCGTTGTTGAGGAGGCAGCTCCTCCAGTCTTAGCACTATCTAGGGTTACATCTTTGTCAAACTTTTCTAAATAGTATCTGACTTGCGAATTAACGGTACGCTTTACAATGCAGAAGGTATCGGAGATCTCTGTGGCTACAGCAATAAAATTACCGTCCGTTGTAAATGAGCTGGGCGCTATAACCTCTTGCCCAACCAGAATAGAATAAACTGACATAGATCCGTCATCACCATTAACAATAAATAATCGATCTGCCTCATCAGTTGATGTTGATCTACGAGCCGCCAAGTCAACAGGGTTTTTTATTAAATGCGACGAAAGTACCGATATCTGTTGTATCTGGTACGAGTTAGTATTTGACCCAAATTGAAATGCGTTTATGGCTTTACCCTGTCTTTGAACAAATACAGACGCGCCATTAAGATCTTCTATCGGAACGCCTGGCTTTGCGCCAAGTCTTGTTTGTGGCCGGATAAGAAAAGTTGCTGGCGTAACCGGAGAATCTTCTGACTGAATAACAACAAACTCACCGCCAGTAGTAAATATTCTAAGATCAGCCCCAGCAATTACAGCCACAATACTATTTAATTGATTAGTGTTTATGGTTGCTTCAACGCTTTCGTCATCCAATCCAGTGCCAGGATCGAAGTTGAAGAAATCAATAACTCTTGATCCCCATATAGTATTNGGCCTGGACTTTGATCCACCGAAATATAATCTACCCTCATGGAACGTAGCTGATTTTGCCCATCCTCGAGCATTGCTCCAGACATCCTCATAGCCATGTTCACTCTTCCAATTACCAGCTACAACGCCACTCGTATCAAAGAACGGAACTTCTGTGACTGCCTTCATTACTGTTGCGCTAACAAACTCTACATACCTGGCTCGTCCAAAAGTAGTATCAACCTGGGCAAATTCATTAACGCTTGCCGCTGAGAAGGCTTCAACCTTATATCCTGTTGAGCTGTCCGGTGCTGTAGTCCAAGGTGGGTATATTGTAGCAACTTTAGTTGACGCCACATAATCATCAATAAACCTAGATTGTCCTGATCCAGTGCCGGAAGTAAGCGTAACGGACATTCCATTAGGCTGGTCATCAGACGAGTACGCAGATCCGGATTTGAGTGTGATTGTACTAGCGCCCCCAGCTTGAGCTGTCCCTGTGTCTGTCGTTACGCTTGAAGCTGTAATAGTAATGTTACCGGATACTGCGCTGGGGGTAATTGTAAAATTTGGCGAATGTATACTTAAAGCATAAGGATATTGCGGAACATTAGTTAACGGTAAGTTTTCTAACGTCCAGTTTGTATCTGTGTTTCTAACAAGTCTTTTTGTCTGCAAATCTTCATGGCATAGAATAAGTGTATCAACAGCCTGGGTATAGGTAATTTCATCAAGCATAGCCGCTGTAATGTCTGAGGCAGCTATATAATCATTGCCTGTTCCATTTATGTTTGCTTGTAGAACACCAGCCTTGAATACATAGATCCGGCCAACAACTAGAACTAAAAGAAAACTATCTGTGACGCTAAACTCAAAAGGTATTAGTTTAAATGCTGTAAAGCCTGTTCCAAAGTTATAAATAAACTTTAGGCCATCTCTACGCTTTAGACCGCCTTGAGGCTGTATAATAACATTTGTCGCTTCTTCCAGGGCGTTCTGATATTGTGATAAATCTGTCCTGGCTCGTAATAGCGGATCTAGTTCACCAACAGAAAAGTTTGTTTGAAACTGAGTAATACGCATTTACTGCCTCACTTGGATTAGCGAATAGTCCTCGACAATTTGTGTTGATTGCCCCCTGGCATCGATGTTCATAGCTTCACGCATCAAACCACCTCGACCATTTTCTCCAGGAGATCCAAATGCAATTCCTCTAAAATAATCTGCTTTTCCTATTTGGTCTGTAATAACGATTGCTAACTCAGCCGCTAATGCCGTTTTAAGCAAGCGAACAAAATAGTTTGGCATCTTAGCTTCGGCTATAGTTTGTTGGTAATCAATAAAAACAGTTTCCATATTACTGACTAATTGATCTCCATATATTTCCCAACCATAACGAACAGATCTTTGCGCTGTTCCGCTTGTTTCAAATACTGCTAGCGCACCAGTTAGATGATCGCCTGGCATTTGATAGGCATATTTCCATTCATTTATTGGTGTAGCTGATAGTCTAGCCAGTTGGATTTTGGCTAGTGACCAAGACCAAACATAAGTGCTTAGTAATGTATTTTTTAAATCTGGATATAATCGATCGCAAGCCTGGGCAGTATCACTTCCCTCTGTAAACGAAGAAAGGGGCGAAGCCCCCAGCGAGATTAAAGCATCTGAGCAAATAGATAAATCTGTATCGCCTACGGCCATCATAACCCTCCAATGTATATATGGGGCCAGTTGCCCAGCCCCATATTAATTAGTCACTGTCAGTATTTGCTAATGTCGTTCCGTCATTAACGTCAACAACTCCGGCAGCTGAAATTGTCAGAACGTAAACGATAGTTAGAACTTGGGTTCCTCCTGTCGATGTTCTGCAAAAAATTATATCACCCACCGCAAGCGTATCATGAATACTATTAAAGTATCCTGCAGTGTTTACGTCAGCAATCGCATCAGTTGTTGAGTAGGAGTACATAGAAGGCGCATTGCCTTTCTTAGATGCTCCAATGGTTGCTAAACCAGTACTTGAAAAAGCCATGTGTTAGTCTCCTTACTCAGTACATGAAATTTTTACAATACCTTCGTCATCGATCGCTATAGCTCCAGCTGAGAACATGGAACTTACTAGGAAAGATGTCTTTTCAGGTATGTAGTTAACTTCGCTCTTTTGCGAAATGCTTTCGGCATAACCCATTGAGCTTTCTTGCCATGCAAAGCAAGTACGAGTTGATGGTTTTGGAACACCACCCTCATCACGATCACCCATAGTCATTATGTTAAAGCCCATAAACGATGAAACTTCACCGCGAACAAGAGCCTTGACTACAGCAAAGTCACTCGAAGTTACTTCAGTCTCACTGAGCAACGCATCAAGCTGAGAAGAGTGCATCAATATGTGACGCCCTTCAGCTGGTACGTTTTTCTCATTAAGAGCTTTAGCAGCCGCACGAAGTTTTGCAATATTCATATTAGTGGTAGAACCACCAATACCAGTTGCAACCGTTGACGGTGATGAAGCCGCATCAAGAGCATCGATGCAAAGTTGATCCATACGTCTAGCTATTGCTTTGGAAACAACTTGAACCAGCTCGCTACGCTCATCAAAGTTAACATGAGACTGATGAAAGATATCAGAATACTCTGCAGCGATAAAATCAGACATTGTTGCCTGAACATTGCTATAGGTTACGTTTAACGGAGTTACGTCAGTTTGCGGAACGCGAACCGTTGCAACGCCTTTGCCGATTTTTGGAAACTTAACTGTGTTTCCTTGAACACCTGTTCGTGTTCTCATAGTGCCGCGAAGCAATGCCTCGCCTTGGTATGCCTGTTTCACTTCTTGATCGAATAGTGTTACAAAGGCATTAGTGATACTCTGCGCCATAGCAGAAGCCTCCTTTTAAGGTTTCTAATATAAAACGCTTACCGTTAGCCGATGTTTCGGGCGGTCGCTTGCGTGGAAGTGGTCACGCCAACCAGTGGATTCACCACATAAACGGGCCGCCTTTGGTTATCCGTTACACCACATATACACACAAACAACCTACATTGCAACAATATCTAGCTGTTAACTTCCATCCACTTCTTTTCGATGTTAGTTCGCCATACAGCATCAGTCTGCCATCGAGGATCTGCGATCGCTTGCTGAAGATCTGTTACTGTCATCTCTGGTTCTGCCACAACAGGTTTTATTGGGATATTCTCATTGGTGTATCCCTGGATAAGTTTAGTCAAAGCATTGATACTATCAGCATTGTTTATGCTATAGCTGAGAGCTGCTTTCTCTGCGTCATTTAGATCAGCTCCTTTGATGTTGCGCTCAAGAAAACCAATTTTCTCCTGGGCATTAGCACCAAGCTTTTGCATTTCAGCTCTTCGATCATACTCAATATCTTCGGCCTGTTCGCCATTCATCTCCAGGATCTGACCAGCCAATTCCTCAAACGCCTTCTGTGAAACGCCGTATTGTTTAGCCCAGTCTTTATATACCTCAACAGCCGGATCTTCCAGATCGAGGCCACGATCAACCAAATCCGAAACATCGTAATCACCTTCCGGTGCTTTATGCTTGCCGGATCTAAATGCTTTTTCCAATTCTGCATAGCTCTTTGCAAGCTTTTCAACATCTGGTCCATCTTCATCCCAAAACTTCTCTGGATAGTAATCAGGTCGATCAATAGGTTCGCCATCATCTTCTGGCGTTTCCTGTTGTTCTGGCTGTTCATGCACAGGCATAGGAGCCTCTGCTTGCTGATCTTCTTCTTTTGTATCTACGTTTATTAGTGGTGTATCTGCTTCCTGGGCTTCAACATTTTCTGTTTCTTCAGACATTATCGCTCCTATCCACCCGTTTCATAATTACCCGAACAAGATCAGCCGCACCTTCTCGAAAGTAGCCTTGACTTGGGTCTTCTCCAGGAAACCAGGATGGTTGTTCTATTGTTATCTGCCTCAGATGACTAAGCACCTTTTGGCCTTCCTGTGATTTAAATAACCTACCATATAATATATCTAGGTCATCCGCTTTCTGCGGTTTCGCCTGTGCTTGGTCTAATCCTTCCCAACCTTCAGCCGAACTCATTGCATAGCTCCAGCGACAGTTTCATCTGTCGCCATTTCTGGCTGTTGTTCAGCCATCATAGCTTGCTGCATTTGTTGCATCATTGCCTGTTGTTCTTCTTGTGTATTAAGCAATCGAGCATCGATACCCATCTTTTCAGCTATAAAGCTTACTATTTCTGATATATTTAAAGCAGTCTGGCCTCCTGGCCCCATTGCATTGGCAATCTGCATGAAGTTTATAATTTGATTTACCTCTTCCATTTTTGGCGCTTCTGCTAATGGTGACACTGGCACAACTTTAACTTGAACACCGTTTACCTTTAGAGGCATACGAATAAATTTTTGCTGATCGAGAACGTATAAAGTCCTGGATATTAACGGTATCATTATCTCTGTCATCAACCGACCAAAGGCAGACCCAAGATTTGTAGCCAACTCACGCTGGCGCTGGGCAATCTCTGTGGCTGACCTGGCGCTCATTGTATCTGGTGGCAAGCTATCATCCATCAAGATCTTTTTGATGCTCATTGTAAGATCCTGGATAACAATCTGACTTGTGTTAAAATCCCCGACTCGAGGTAAAGGAGCCAGGGAAGCACCTTGCGGCCCACCATTACGCGCAACTGGAATAATTGCACCTGGTTGTATTTTAATATTCTGGGGGTTTAATACACCATCGTCAGCTGCAAGGAATACACCGGATATCGCAAGACTTGCGTTTTTTAATATCAATTCTTTTGTTTTGTTGAGTGTTTTAATATCTGCAATCGCATCAATTAACGGGCCTCGACCATAAACTTCACCAGCTGTTTTACTAAACCTGGCAACAATAAACGGACTGCTATCCATTTCTCGATACACCAACTCTTGCTGTTTATGTGGCCAAACCACATGATAGTGATACCGTCCACTTTCCTGATCAAAAATTATAGCATCGAATAAATCTAGCTCTTCGTGTGGCTTATCATCAATCGCTGTTTGAAGCTCTGGCGTTATTTTAACGTCACGAAACTCTCGCTTAATAGCTTCAGATTTAATCCGTAGCTTACGATATACGTTATCAATCATACCATAAGCGCCTTCTTCGATCGCTACCAGGTATTGCGGAACAGCTAAGAAACGCAACGGAGTTACTTCATCTCCTGGCGTAATCATCATAACCGCTGTGCCTACAGATAGATCTAAGAGAAACTCACCCATTGCCAGGTCAAAGCTTGTCTGCCGTAGCTGGTCAAACATAATATCCACATAGGCATCAAGTATTTCTTGCGCTCGTTCTTTCTCATCATCTGGAACAGCTGAACCTGGTTCTAGCCTACACCATTTACGCATTGGTGGGAAAAGGCCGGACTGCATCCTATTCGCAAATCTTTTTGTAGATGATACAGCCGTACTATCAAAAACTCTTTGTGTTTTGTTTTTGCCTGGAGTTTTACCTTCGTAATAACCGCCATATAAATTTCTTTGTGGCAGAGCAAACTCATAACAATCTTCATAGATTGAACGCCATTCATCTTTTCGAGCCTGTGCTTTTGCCTCACGACCCATCACTTCTTTTACATTTAACTTAGGCATTTCTACTCTCGTTTCGTTTACTTATAGACGCTGCTTTCTTTCTGGCATCTGCTTTTGAAGAAGCACCCCAGGCGCGGAGGGATAAGAGCAGCCTAGTAGGTCGCCCCTTGCTATCACGCTCCGGCCCAGAGTTCCCTGCCATTCGAGCCAGGAAGGACGCTCGGCGAGGGTTATCGCCTGTCTTTACCGGAGCTTTTAGTTTTGAGCCTGTTGTCCGATTAAAGAAGGCCCGACCAGCAGAGTTTAAACCGCCTTTAGGATTTTGATGTACTTTTTTTACCACGAGGCTTTGCCTTTTTCTTGGGGGCTTTTTCCTTTGGAGCCTTGCCACCTTCCCACGCTTCATTGACTTCGGGAGTGGAAGGGTCATCCGCGACTAGGTGACCCTTCTCGTTTCTTGCCCTTTTCGGGTCTGCCTCATCTCTATGAAATACTCTTGGATCTTCTTTAATTTTTGTCATGCTAAATTCAAAAGTTTAGCTTTTAACTTTGCTAACCTTTCGTCCTTTTGTTTATAAAACTTCTTACGTCTTTCCTTGCCTTCGGTCTTTCGTTTTTCCAAGGCTTCTTTTTTTAATCTTGCCGCACGTTCAGCTGCGGTTTCGCCTCTTGCCGCTGCGCTGCGATCTGTAGCTGGGTTTCCTCTAAGATCTTTACCAAGATTTTTCGATGCTTCTCGGCCACGTTTTATTCGATCGTCTAGCCTGGCATAATAGTCTATGCCTTTTTTCTTAACGCCTATGTCCATTAAGAAATCGTCTTTGGCTTGCGTAAATCCAAATTTGCTTTTTTTGCTGGCCGTAAACTTTTCACTACCAGGTGGGCCACCTCCGGCTGCTATTTGCATTCCGGTATACTGAGCATATCCCTCGGACATACTTTTTGGTTCAGTAGAGAAAAAAGAAAACTTTTTCTTTGTTGTTTTCTTAGCCATGACTAGCCGCCAAGCTTTTTCTTAATTTCATTCATAGCAGCACCTTCTTGCCTGAGAGGTGAAAATAATAATCTCATACCGCCAGTTCTTTTCAAACGTCTGCGCTTTTGTGCGCCCTGCATTTGAGTTGTCTCTTGCGCCTCGGCTCTTTCTTCTTGCCGATCGATTACTTCTTCTGTTGGTGTAGCAGCTGGTGCTGCCGCAACTGGTGCTGGCCTTTTCTTAAAAATTCCACCCATTTACTCAAACCTTACCATAGAATAATAGTCAGCCCCCTCTGGGCCAAACTTTCTGTGTTTACACTCTACCTCAAAATGTAGTGCTTTGGCAAACCTTAATGCCACCATATGTTGTGATTTTACAAAAATCTGCATCCTTCTGATACCAGATGTAGCCATAACCTGGCCTAAAAGCGCTCTTGCTCCTATCAAAGTTGACCTTGTGTGATTTTCTAGACCTTCGCCTGGAATGAACCATGCCTCCACTACACCAGGCCAAACATCTCTTACGCCAAACACGCAAATAACTTTGCCTCGACCGATAGCTGCCCAGCTCCAGCCATGCTCAGAGTTTTCCCAAACATAATCTAAATACCCAGAAATACTATCGGCATACTCTTTTTCGTGTGGCCCCAGGTCTATGCTTAGAAGATGATTGTATTGTAGCGGCACGATCTGTTCGTCCGGCCTCATTTTGAACGTAGGAAGCTGTATCAGGCCCATTAAAACACGCTGAAGTCGCTATTCGCAGTATATGACCCCTGTTTAAACGTAGACCCATACGATCCTCTTCGTAAGCGTCTTTGCTCACCACCACCTAACATGAGATAGCCAAAAGCATCACCACAGTGCGAATGTTCGTTCTTTACTGGCGCATCTTTAAATCTTTCCTGACCAGCGCCCAAGCTTTGCCTTTTGAAAAAATACCCACCGCTTAGTGATTTACGCAACCTTAAACATTTTTTATCGACAACTAGCCCTGGTTTACCGCCTACAAGCCTGGACATTGGGGAAGCACCAGCCTCACGCCTGACCTGGAAAGCATTGCTATCTGTTGGTTGTGCTTTAAATCCTATCGATCTTAGATGATCGAAGGCCGTAACCTCATAGATCTCATCACGTTTATTACCAGCAGGATCACCCCATATCAGGATTTCATTCTTAGAATACCGTTCTGCTATTCTTCCCAGGAGTTCCTGACCAAATCGTTCAAGCCCCATGTCAAACGTGACCAGCTCATCGCAAACACGCCACGCACCGCCTTGAGTACGCTGACCAAAGACAGCTGCCGGAGTTAAACCGAAGTCCACACCGATTTGTATTGGATAATATGGATCTACCTCCACATCACCCGACATCAACTCATCATCATACTCAGGCCAAACTGGTCTGCCTTCCTG